CAAGAACGAGACGCCGGACATTTCATCAAAGTGGTCGTAAACCCAGGCACCAACTTTCATCCATTCGTCCTCACGAACAGTAATCGTAACTGATGGCTTATGTTCCGTGAAGTGTTCCTGGAATACTGCCCACAACTCCAAATGTTTGATAGCATCAATGTCATCTCTCACTACTGCACCCTTTGGTGCTTTCTGTGGGAAGGAGAATACGGTTGTGGAATCAGGCTTCATAACGTCTGGTTCCCAAGGCACACCCTTCTCTTTCATAAACTTTGTTAAAGGATCTTTGTTATCAGCACGGACCCGACGGATATAGTAATCGGAATGGCGAGGATGTATGCCAGACGCCGAGTCACAGAGTTGAGATACAGTTCCAGAAGGTTTGACACAAGTGATAGCAGCAGCAGGATTAATACCAAGTTTTTCTGCGAGTCCATTATTCACCTCAATAGCGTAGTCACGAAGAGACGCCAGGCGTGCCTTAATCTCTTTATCATGTGGATTGTTAAACAACTTGGAGTCATAGATGCCTGTAAGTGATACACCAAGCAGGCGTTCTTCTTCGGCATTCTTCTTCCAAACTTTTCTCAGGTAGGGAAAATCCGTAAGAGTAGATTGAAAAGTGCCAAGAATAGTCGCAACCTCAATTTTATCACGAATAGTTTCCATGGTGTCATCGGCTCGGATAACAACTTCCGTAAGATTGCAGAATCCATATGGGCGAAGGATAATTTCGCTACATGGGTTTGTGCCAAATAGTTGTTCGCTATTTCTTCTACCATTTCTTGCTGCGATTGTTTGACATGCTTCACGACTGAATAATCCTCTTTCACCTGACTTGGATTCATATAATGATAACCACTCGGACATGAAAGAACCAATCTCCGGTTTCTCATTATACACGGCTGAGTTATTTGACAATGCCCGTTGTGGGTTTGCTTCCCACCAAGCACCTGCCTTGGCATGTCGCATACGGTCATCGGAAAGATTAGATAGAGAAATCATTGCCGAACGACGAACTCCTCCAACTACCACTACCTCACCAATTTTACACATTATATCATGACACTCTAAGGAAGTCAACTTACGACCGTGAGCATTACGGAATACTTTAACAACAAACTTAAATAGTTCATTTAAAGGACCTGGGCCGGAAGAACGGCCACCAAAGGTCTTTAACGGAGCGCCAGCAGGACGAACCTTGGTTAGGTCCCATTTAGGAATCTCACCTGTATAAAGGAGAGCAATAAGCATACGGAGAGCCTTGGCCCATCCTTCTTTACTATCACGGACGGAAATGATAGTATCAGAATCAAATAGTTTCTCTGGAATTTCTGACAATTGATTGATAAACTGCCTCTCGACGGAGAAACCTACACCTGTTCCACATAGCAGAATAAACATAGCCTCATCAAAGGCCTTGGCATCATCAATAGGAAGAAACGAACAGTTATATCCACATGTATGGTCTCTTTCCAATGCCTTGCCAGCGGTCATGAGCGCCCGCATGGATGGCATAACTTTAAGGTCAATGATTGCTTTCTTTAACTTCTCGTAGTGAGGTACCAAATCAAAGCTATAATTATCGGCGAGGTGATTATGCATAAAGGTAAGATATCGTTCAACTGTTTCCTCCCAATTCTCTCTGCGATTTTTTTCTGGTACGTAACGAGCATAGCGGCTCTTATAGATAAACTCTTGATATAAACTATCCATTATTCTTCCTCTTACTGTAACAAATTTGGAAACCAGTTATCCCACCATGAGGTAGGTTTATCTTCTTTCCAATATTCTTCTAATGATGGAAAATGCTTTAGTATTTCTTCACGGGCACCAATAGCAATCTCTCTATGTTCTTTCTGTGTGCCTTCTTCAGCACGGACATCAATGTAATGAATCCACGAACGAAGTGTACCTGACATATATAGACGGGTTTTGGTTAGACCTTCTGGTAAGATTGCTCTGGCCTGTTCTTTGGCAATGCCTCGTTCAATAGCCCTATTATAGAATTTTTGTGCAAAATCAATAGTAACTTTTTGTGCTACATTTTCCCACCAATCTTGTAACTCATTGTCATTTGTCTCAATACTATTCTGACGGTTCTTGGCGTCTTGTAGTCGTGCATCCCTCCTAACAAAACCCATATCCTTTGTAGGATCGGCATAACGCTGGCTAAACTCTTGGAATGAAAACGAACGATGACGGATAATCTGGTGTGCAATGTCACGGGTTGTCTGAATATCCATAGTGATAGATACTTGCTCAAAAATAGACCAGTGTTTGTTATTGATACAATACCTTAGAAGTTTACCAGATGTTTCTTTATTCATTTGATTAGAAGGATTACTAACACGGGCCGTGTAAGCAATGAACTCTTCGGCATTTAGATTACGAGGATGATATTGCTCTGGATGTGGGTTTTCATTCTCTATCAAAGGTTGAGTAATAGCAATAATCTTCACAGCCATTTTTTGCTCCCTAACATCTTTTCAATTTGCTTAATGGTTTCTTTCACATGGAACTGTTGATTGTTTACCATAGCAATCTCTGTATAGTTTCCAGATGTATAATGCCATTCACGCATTGATACAATGTATTCTGGGTTAATTAGAACTTCTTTTCCTGACGATGTATTCTCATGGACATTTAATGATAATTTCAATAGTTTCATAATTACTTTCCTTCATTAATTATCTTTATAACTTCATTTAGACTTTCTTCGACAAACCATTCTGCATTATGTGGGCCACCAAAAATAACTGTTGTTAAAGATCCACCTTCTGTATGATTTTCATATACTGATACAATCCATTCAGAATTAATCCAAACAGGTTCACCTAGTCTGTTAATATTTCTATTGGTAAATTTTAACATCATAGCAGGCTCTTGGCGTAGGTACAGCGATTAGCAAATCCATCACCATTCTCGGGATGATCTTTAGTATATCCTCTTGGTCGTTCATATGCAATAGCAACTTTTAGAGCATCATCAATGTTTGTTGTTGCCTTTAATGATTTACCAACTGGTATTTCAGATCCCATCAAAAGTTCCCAGTTTACAAAACGAGCCTGTGTATCAAGGTCACCAATTGGTTTGTTTAAAGATGTGGCAAAATGTTCTAGATCAGCGAGACGTTGGCCTCGCCATTGTGCAATACCAAATGCTGTATGATGGTCTCCCCATACAGAACAACGAAGGTCTGTATAAGATTCCTGCATAAACTGACCGCACATGGCAGCAGCCTGAAAATCGGTCCATCCGAGGTCCATAAGAACCTTTTTAACATATAGTGGTCGGTCTTTACCTTTGAGTGTATTAGGGTCAACTGGATCTGTCATAATTTGCTCCACTGGTTTAATTTCATCGTAGCCATTATACCATCGTATGTGTTTATATCTATAATGTGTTGGATGAAGGCAGAAGGTGTTCCTGCCAAGATCATTTCGTTTATATCTTTTTCTTTCACAGTATTGGGCCAGATACAAATCTTATAACCCAAGTCAATGGTTTTCCGCATATTAGAAACAATCTGTTTGTTTCTAGGTTCATTATCATACACAAATCTGTAATCTTTGTCAAGACCTACAATGTTAGGAGCATTAAACAGTGCTGCATCCATAGTAGCCAAAGAATTATTAAGGAAAAGACTGTCGATGGGTCCCTCAACAACATATATAGGCATATCAAGGTTAAGATTATTCCAACCAAAAATTTTGGGGTTTTCTTCGTCGCTTTTGATTGTGATATACTTGATTTTTGAACGTGTGTCAATTGCTCTCCCCTGTATACCTAGTAGATGTCCGTCTTTGTGATAGAATGGAATAATTATACGAGGTTCCTTATATAGCGGTTTTGAGTATGCAGGAAATATGACAGAAACAAACTCTGCAAAGTCTTCCGCATACCACATATCATCAATAGGAACTTTCCTATCTTCTAGGTATTTTCTAGCCGGATGATAAGGATTCAATCCATTAACACGAACGGCATCACTGTATAGTAGGGACTTAGGTTGTTCTTTAAAGACTGGTTTGGAGACGAAATCCTTGAC